AGGGATAGGATGGTTGAAGCACGTCAACGGTTCGGTGAGTTTCTTGAAAATATGGCGCTGGAACGGGTAATGAATCCATCCTTTAACGGTAAAATAGGTAGCGATTTGTTGCTAATCGCTTTACTCAATGCCAACATGCCAGCGAAATACCGGGCGAATCAGCCAGTACCTGATGATACTGCGAAGGAGATACTACAGGAACTGAGGAAGCGGCTGGGAGGAGTGACGGTAAAGGCGACACGCACCATTGAGGAGGTGGAGGCCTCTGTCGAAGGCGATAGCTTGCCATCCTTCACTGAAGTTTCGGAGGGTAGACTGCCGCTGGGCGCGGGGGATGCCAGGGAGCGAGTGTGGGGTTCGACAAGCTCACCACGAACGGATGTTTAAGGCCGCGGCCACTTTTGAGACAAAGCTCATTCCCAGGGAGACGTAACGGGACAGACGGGATGCCCACTGGCGAAAGGCGTAATGTGGCATGTATGAGGAGTTACCTCGTTGATATCATGCTCGGAGAGCAAACATGAATAACGAAGGCACACCTTTGCCTCGCTACCCCGGCATCGTCAACGCTGTGTTCAATCAGCCCTGGGCGGTCCTGCCTGAGACCTACGCCCGCCTCCAGAAGCCTTGCGTAGGGCAGGCGGAACTAGGAGGCTAAAGATGAAGCTCAGCCTGGCGTTGGATGCTGCTACGCTTGTGGCTATCGTCGTTCTTATCCTCGTTCTCTTGCGTCTGCTGTTTGCGTTAGATTAGGAGTGTGAGGGGGTATGGCTTAGAAATGTGCGTGAGTGGGGTAAAGGCCACCCCTGACACCATTAAAGAGGGAAAGGGGGCAAGCGTGAATGACGTGGACGACAAGTGAGGAGAAGGTGAGATATACAAAAGGAATGCAGGTGGCCTCCAGCGTAGGAATTGAGGGGCCTCTAGCATTAGTGGCGCATGTGCTGCACCTTGGAGTGACAGACCCCGATTACTTTCGAGGGCCATGCGGGAGATGGTGGGCAGGCATAGGGGAGCTTGATCCTGAATATCTTTACAATAAGGCGGTGCGGCTACAGGGACGGGTTCCCCCAAAATACAAAGAGACTCACTGGTGTACGTGTAAGAGAAGGAAACCCGCCGGCTTGCCCGTAGGGGGGCTGGAGTGATAAGAGAGGCGGTAGTTACACCCGAAGCCAAGAGCCTTGATGCGCTTTGGGGAATACTGAGATTTGCGCCCTATGAAGAGCAGAGAGTGATCCTGGAAAGCGATAAGAGGTTCATACTGGTTGCAGGAGGAGAACAAGCGGGGAAGAGCCTTATGAGTTCCAAGTTCTGCATAAGGAAATGGATAGAAGACCAGGAGAGATGGCCGCAGGAGGGAGATGGAAAAGGGCCGCCTATACTGTACTGGCTGATAGGAGCAGCATACGGGGAGACAATCAAAGAGTTCATGTACATCCAGGAGGATTTGAGGATATTGGGGATGCCCGTAAATGCCACAAAGCGTGTCGACCCTGGCCTGATCGAAGTGAGGTTCCGTGATGAAGCGAGACCAAGGCTGAGAATAGAGACCAAGAGTGCCACGGATATAAGACGGATGTCGAAAGACGCACCCCATGGGGTAATCATGTGCGAACCAGGTCAGATGGACCTGGTAGTGTTCGAGAGAGCACAAGGCAGACTGACACCCAAAAATGGGTGGCTGCTAATGCCTGGGACCTTCGAGAATAGCATAGGGTGGTTCCCGCAGCTATGGCAGGTATGGCAAAGTGGAGCGGACGACCGGCAGAGCTTTTCGATGCCGTCTCCCAGCAATAAGGCGCTGTATCCTGGCGGATGGGATGATCCTAAGATAGTCGCTTTGAAGCGGAATAGCTCCGATGAGTTCTTCATGGAGCGCATTGCGGGGAAGCCAGTGCCCCCCAAGGGTCTAGTGTTCCATGAGTTCAGGGCAGACTTGCACGTTCGAGACGTGCAGTGCCTCCCTGGTGAGACAGTCTATATCTTCGAAGACCCTGGCTATGGAGGGGAGCACAATCATGCTGTCGAGATCGCCCATATAGTCAACGGGCAGGTGAGAGTGTTCGATGAGATATACGAGAACAATCTCATTACGGAGGAGATTATTCAGATTGTGATGCACAAGCCCTGGTGGGGGACGGCAGCGAAGGTGCTTGTCTCAGACCCCAACTACAAAACACAGCACCACTCGATGCCAGCAGTGGCAGAAATCTGGCTGAAAGAGAGCGGACTAGTGGCAAGAGGCACCAAGATGCGTATCAATGAAGGGACGGAACGGTTAAAGGGGTTCCTGAAACCCGATCCTATCTTTCGAGAGCCTAAAATAGTATTTAGTCCACGGTGCAAAGGGGTCTTAAGTGAGTTGGGCGCAGGAGTGAACCCACTGGATGGTCAGGCCAAGCCCTATCGGTGGAAGACCGACCGCGAAGGCAATACGATTGGCGAAGTGCCGGATGACCGCTATAATGACGGTATAAAAGCGCTCATCTATGGCATCTGGGAGATGTTCGGACCAGGGTACGTGGGTGGAAATACAATCAAGGTAAAGTATTGGTAGGGAAGAGAATGCCACGATATACACCAGATGAAATCATCAAACTGGTGGAGGAGAAGAAGAACCTCCAGAGCATCCAGGATGTCCATAATCGCATGGATGTGGATTATTCACTTTGGCGGTTGGATACCTACGAAGGGGACCAGGCACTGGACGGCTTCCGTATCTATACCACCAATGAACCACGCACCTACGCCAATAAAGTTATGGCCCTTCTGAGTTCTGCCATTCTCATACTCCGCGCCGAGCGGGGCGCACGTGATAAGGAGGAGCGCAAATCATCTAATGCTAAGGAGAGATTCCTGTATGGCATTCTGAAAGCTGCGGATGAACGTCTACTACGGCTGCTATTACCATCGCTTCATGCTCAGTTGACGTGGTATGTGCCATTAAGAGGGCGCTACGTCGTCAGAGCGCTTCTAGCAAAACGTGATGATGGCACAACTTTTGTGGACATCACCCCCTTTGATCCATATCATGTATATTGGGAGATGGGCCAAGATGGAGTGGAATGGGCTTGCCATGTTATAGAGAAAACACCGGCGGAGATAAAAGCTATTTATAACGTCGAAGTCTCTGCGGGCACCGGTCAGGATGGAACAGTGACAGTCTACGATTTCTACGACGGTGCCAATAACCAGGTTGTGATGGAGGGGCAAGTATTGAAACCCCCGACACCTCATGGTTCTCCAAGATTCCCCTTGGCTATTGGCTTCACTGGCATTGCGCCACCAGTACGCACAGAGAAGCTGACCGACCCTGCGAAAGACTACGGGGAGAGTATCTATCAAGCAAATAGAGAGGCTTATAAGGAACTCAGCTTTGCGCTATCTGGAATGTCCGAGTTCGTCAAGCGGTCTCTCAAGCAGCCTGTGGTGATAACGTCTCGGGATGGTAGCAAGACCTTGGCTGAGAACCCATACCTTTCAGGGGCCACCATTTCCCTTGCCGAAGGTGATAAGGTAGAACCTCTGGACTTGATGACCATGGCGCAGGAGGCAGGTGTGTACCTGGGTATTGTCACAGGCGAGATACAACGAGGGGCGTTGCCCCATAGTGCCTTCGGGGAGTTGCAGTTTGCGCTTTCGGGATTTGCAATTAACTCACTGCGCCAAGGGATGACAACCGTGGTGGAACCGATGCGGCGTGCGATTATGGAGGCTTACGGTCAAATCGCCAATCTTATCTGCGACCAGTACGTCACAGGAAACTTTCAGGCGATGGAACTTTCAGGTCGAGACCGTAACAGGGACTACTTCAAAGAGGAGATTACCCCGGAAGTTGTGAAAGCGGGTGGCGAAGTCACAGTCGATCTTATCGCAAGGTTGCCCCAGGACGATATTGCGCTTATGGCGATGGCTACCCAAGCAAGGCAGGGACCTGTGCCGCTTCTCTCGGACAGGTATCTGCGTGAGGAACAGCTAGGCGTTCAGGACTCCGATCTTATGGATGCGCAGGTGATGGAGCAGATGGCTGTCAGAGCCAGTCCTGTAGCTGCTGCTTATAAGATGATGATGGCTGCGGCAGAGGAGGGCGAGGAGGAATTGGCCCAGATTTGGCTTGGGGAAGTGCAAAAACAGCTTATCCAAACATATCTTGAACTCATGCAGTTACAGATGGCTGCGGCAGGACTTGCTCAATCACCGCCTAGTGGTGGCGGGAATGGCGCCGGGAATGGAACGAGACCTGCCGGTTTCAGTCCTATGGTGTTGCCAAAGGTGGCCCAGGGCGCACCTCCTCCGACGCCAACGCCTCAGATGGGACCGCTGGTCCCTCCTGGTGCTCCACGACCTGGGGCAAGGCTATTTGGACCGAACGGACTGCCACTTTAGGGAAAGGGGTGAGATATGTCCTATGCCGACATAATGGAAGGTATCAAGAAGGGGTTTTTAAGCAAAGAAGAGGCAGAGGAACTGCTCGCTGCTTTTTATGAAGAGGAAGGACTCGACCTACAGGAAGCGTGGCGACAAGCCCGCAAAGACTACGCAAGTGTTAGCGCTGCGTATCCGCCGCCGCC